TTACCGTTCTTTCTTCAACCAGGATGTAAAGCACTCAATAAAGGTAACATAGATTTCTCTAATAACTCTACTATGGTCGCGCGCGCGACGTCTGGTTCATCTATACGTTCTATGTCTGTTAACTTATTGTATCTTGATGAGTTTGCTTTTGTCGAAAAGGCAGATACATTCTACACATCAACCTATCCTGTAATCACCTCTGGTAAAACTACTAAGGTTATTATCACTTCGACAGCAAATGGTATAGGTAACACGTTCCATAAACTATGGGAAGGATCAGTCCAAGGGACTAACAGTTACGCATCTACACGAGTCGATTGGTGGGATGTGCCGGGAAGAGACGAGGTCTGGAAGAACGAAACGATTGCAAACACTTCACAATTACAGTTCGACCAAGAATATGGGAATCAATTTTTCGGAACAGGCAATACATTAATTAACGCAGAAACGCTGATGTCTTTTAGAACAGCACCGCCCCTGCGTTACATGGATCATGGTCTTTTCTTAGTATATTCCGAGCCCTGCGCAGAGCACGAGTACATCATGACCGTTGATGTCTCGAAGGGAAGAGGTCAGGACTATTCTACGTTCAACATAATTGATATTTCGACACGCCCTTTTAAACAAGTGGCGGTGTACCGGAACAATACTATTTCTCCAATACTCTTCCCTAATGTTATATATAAGTATGCAACTGTCTACAATGAGGCATACGTTGTAATAGAAAACAACGATCAAGGTACGGTTGTTTGTAATGGATTATATCTTGACCTTGAATACGAAAACGTCCATGTAACCTCTGCTATAAAGTCCGATGCTATTGGTATTGATATGAACCGCAAGACGAAACGTCTTGGATGTTCAGCGATCAAGGATATTCTAGAAGAAAGACAACTAGAGATATACGACGAAGAAACTATTAAAGAAATATCAACATTCGAAGCAAAGCGACAGTCATACGAAGCGTCAGATGGTAATCACGATGACCTGATGATGAATCTTGTCATGTTTGGATACTTTGCTAGCACTCAGTTCTTCTCCGATATGACTGATGTCAACCTCAAACAAATTCTATTTCAAGAAAAGGTTAGGCAGATAGAACAAGACATTGTACCGTTTGGTTTTATTGATAACGGTGACGAATACATTGAAGAACTAGAGTGGGAAAGAAAGAACAGAGAAGATCGCGAGAATTGGTTGATTAGTGACAATTACAATGGTTTCTAGCGTCAACTATTGTTTTTTATAAATAATTCATTGAGATTACGATCCGTATTATGAAAACCCTTATTATTAGCTAATAGAGAAAGGAATAACAATCATGGCACTTAACACTTCATTGTCTCCTGCCATTACAATCCGAGAAGTCGACCTATCAGGTGTTGTACCTGCTACACAAACTTCAATCGGTGCGTTTGTCGGAGAGTTCAATTGGGGCCCTGTGGATGAACCAATTCTGATAGATAACGAAGGAACCTTGGTTACTAGATTTGGTGCTCCCAGCGCAACAAGCGCAGATGAATTTCTGTCTGCCGCTTCATTTTTACGATATTCACAAAGTCTTCAGGTAGTTCGGACAATTGATGACGACGCAACAACTGGTGGTAAAAACGCTTACGATACTGTAGCGACTACACTAGCAGTTGCATCACGTCCTCTTGTCAAGAACGCTGATGCCTTTGACACACAATCAGCAGCACTTAATTCTGATGGTCACACATTCATCTCGCGATATGCTGGTGCTAGTGGTTCTAGTCTTAGTATACAAATTTGTCCTACGTCGTCTGCAGATTCTGCATACAATAACTGGGCATACAACAGCGAGTTTGATGCTGCACCCGGAACGTCTACCTTCGTTTCAAGCGTAAACGGTAGCAACGACGAGATGCACGTCATCGTTGTAGACGATGACGGTCTTATTTCTGGTACAGTTGGCGCTGTTCTTGAGAAGTTTGCCTACGTATCGGCTGCGACAGACGCAAAGACAACAGACGGAACTGCTAACCATGTCCTTGATGTTGTTAGAAATCGTTCTGAGTATGTTCATGCGGTAAGTCTTAATCAAGACTCTGATGCTGCTGCTACGTCTTTCACATTGACTGGTGCGGCGAATACTGACTTTATTCTTACCGACGACACTGTGAAAACATATTCTCTTGGAAACGGAGCACTTGGTAGTGCTATTAGCACCGCTGATTATCTCCTTGGTTTCGACCAGTTCGAGAATGTTGAAGAGATTACAGTTGATTTCTTGATTGCTCCAGGTTTGTCTCTAGAAGCAGATCAAACTACAGTTGTCAACGATTTGATTGCGACTGCTTCTACAATCCGTAAAGATTGTGTTGTTGTCGCTTCTCCGAATCGGGCATCAGTTGTTGGCAATGCAGCATCAAGCATTGTGACTGATACTGTTACCTTTGGTAATACACTGACTGCTTCTTCATACCTCTTCTTGGATAACAACTATCTGAAAGTGTATGATAAGTACAACGATCAGTATGTTACAATTCCTGCTGCAGCGAGTACTGCTGGAATCATGGCAAATACCGATAGGGTTGCTGCTTCTTGGCACTCACCTGCAGGTAATCGTCGTGGTAATTATCTTGGTATTACTTCACTGGCATACTCTGCTTCGAAGTCACAAAGAGATACATTGTACAAGAATGGAATTAACCCAGTGGTTAATATTCCAGGACAGGGACCGATTCTATTTGGCGATAAGACCAAAGAATCACGTCCGTCAGCCTTTGATCGTATTAACGTTCGAAGACTGTTCCTAACAATCGAACGCGCTATCGGTGCAGCTGCCAGAAACGTTATGTTCGAATTCAATGACGAGTTCACAAGAGCAGAATTCGTTGGTATCGTCGAACCATTCCTACGTCAAGTCCAAGGACAACGTGGTATCTCGGACTTCCGAGTGGTTTGTGATGAGACCAACAATACCTCAGCGGTCGTTGATAGAAATGAGTTTGTGTTTGACGTCTTCGTTAAACCAGCACGTTCTATTAACTACGTTATTCTGAACTTTGTTGCTGTTCGTTCTGGTGTTGACTTCTCTGAAGTCGTTGGCACAGTTTAATAAAGGAGAATAAAAATGGCCGTATTAGGCGTAGATCAATTTAAATCAAGACTAGTAGGTGGCGGTGCGCGTCCGAATCTGTTCGAGGTCAAGTTGACCTTTCCAGACTCGCTCGGCATTACCAAACCAACCAGCAGCGAGAAAACTTCGCTTATGGTTAAAGGTGCTTCACTTCCTGCTTCTACCATCGCACCGATCCCTGTACCATTTAGGGGTCGTGTTTTGCAAGTCGCTGGAGATAGAACTTTCGATCCATGGACTGTCACTATTATCAATGACACGGATTTCGAAATTAGAAATGCAATGGAACAGTGGATGGATGGGATCAATTCTCATGCTCAAAACACTGGTGAAATCAATCCGAACGACTATCAGGCAGATTTGGATGTCGATCAACTTGATAAAAACGAAACCTCAATTAAAGGTTACAAGTTTGTCGGTTGTTTTCCATCTGCAGTTTCTGAGATAGATCTTCAGTATGATACTGATGGCATCGAAGAGTTTACTGTGGAATTCCAAGTCCAGTACTGGACATCGAATACTACATCTTAACTCGTCACTAAATAAAGGGGACTTCTTTCGGGGAGTCTCCTTTTATTTTATTCGGAACATATTATGGCAGAAGAAGATACTGGCGGTTTGAAGTTGTTCGGCTTCGAACTCAGGCGGGTTACCAAAAAGAAAGAGAATAAGAATCTCGAATCTATTGTGCCACCAGTCGATGACGACGGCGCAGGATATGTTACTGCATCAGGGTTACACTCAGGACAATTCCTGAATCTCGACGGCCAAGATGCCAAAGATAGTAAAGAATTAGTAAACAAATATCGCGCTGTATCGCTCCATCCGGATGTTGATATGGCAATCGAAGAAATTGTGAACGAATCAATTTCTGCTTCAGAACTTAGGTCCTCTGTCGAACTATCATTAGATGACGTTGATACTTCAGACAAAATCAAAAAAGACATACAAGAAGAGTTCGACCAAGTTGTATCGATGCTGAAGTTCAATGAACTTGGACATGACATCTTTCGATCATGGTACATCGACGGACGAATAGTTCACCACCTTGTTGTGGACGACAAGAATTTAAAACTCGGCATCCAAGAAATCAGACCAATAGATGCTGCAAAGATAAAGAAAGTAAAACAAGTAAAGTATAAGAAAAATCAAGAAACTGGCGTTGAGGTTGTAGATAAGGTGGATGAGTTTTATGTCTTCGAAAAGACATCACCTAAAAATCCTGCGATTGCTGGTGTTTCTCACGGTGTGCAGTTATCTGTAGACGCTGTTAGTTATGTCACGTCAGGTATGTTAGACGAGACACGAAAGAAAGTTGTTTCTCATCTCCACAAATCACTCAAATCAATCAACCAGTTAAGATGGATGGAAGATTCGCTTGTCATCTATCGTCTCGCGCGCGCACCTGAAAGAAGAATCTTTTATGTTGACGTTGGCAACATGGCGAAAGGCAAAGCAGAAGAGTACATGAAAGGTATCATGTCTCGATATAGAAACAAACTGATATACGACGCGTCTACTGGTGAGATGAAAGATGATCGAAAGCATATGTCTATGCTGGAAGACTTTTGGTTACCTCGACGTGAAGGTGGTAAAGGAACTGAGATCACTACACTTCCAGGTGGCGAGAATCTAGGCCAGATCGACGACATCCTATACTTCCAAAAGAAGTTATACCGAGCACTGAACGTTCCTATTAGTAGATTAGAACAGGAAACATCGTTCTCGTTAGGACGTTCGTCAGAAATAACACGAGAAGAACTTAAGTTTCAAAAATTCATCGATAGACTTCGTCGACGATTCAGCAATGTATTCCTAGGCGTACTTAAAAAGCAACTGCTCCTTAAAGGAATCATAACAGAACAAGACTGGGATGATTGGAAGAACGATATCTTTGTTGATTTCGTGAGAGACAATCAGTTCACTGAACTGAAAGAACTTGAGATTTTCAGAGAAAGAATCGCAGCACTCAACGAGATTGCACCATACGTCGGAGAGTATTACACTAAAGAATGGGTCATGAAGAATATTCTTAGAATGTCCGACGATGAATACGACGAAATGGACAAGGACTTAGAGACAGAACCGCCTCCAATGGGAATGGAAGAGGAAGAACCTGCACCGAAAGCAGAACCCAAATCTAAACCTGCACCGAAAGCAGAACCCAATACACCTAGTAAGAGTGGTGCTGGTTCCGATGCTGACAAACCTATACCAGATAAACTCGCGTCAGAACTAGCATCTAAACTCGAAGTAGAACGATACATTCCTAACGGTGAAGAAGAACTCATTGAATCTATGAATCGATTCGTGAATAAAATGAATGAGGAATAAGGGTGACACAACTTTCGCCTATCACCACTACTGCGTTTTCGTTAGCGTACACGAAAAAAGAATTCGACAGACTTTCTAAAACCTTAGAGCAAACTGTGTTGACTCCTGGACCGCAAGGTGAACAGGGACTTCGTGGTTACAAAGGCGATAAGGGCGTGAAGGGCGACCGTGGTCAGACTGGTTCGACTGGAATTCAGGGAGAAAAAGGTGATGCGGGTACAGACGGTAACGATGGTGAACAAGGTGTTGCCGGCGAAGTTGGTGCACAAGGAGAATCGGGACAACAAGGACCACAGGGAGAAAGTGGTCCGCAGGGGAAGAAAGGTGAAGCAGGAGAACAAGGAACAGTTGGTCCCGAAGGCACTATAGGTGCGCGCGGTGCGCGCGGTGAGAAAGGCGATGAGGGCGTTCCTGGAGTCGCAGGAGCAGTTGGTGCTATTGGACCATATGGAGATAAGGGTGACCAAGGAATTCCTGGCCCGGCGGGATCCAGAGGCACCAAGGGTACGTCTGGTACTAAAGGTGACAAAGGTGACAAAGGTGATGTCGGCGAGAAGGGTGATCGAGGCGATACTGGTTCACCCGGCGAGAAAGGCGATATCGGCGATCAAGGTACGCCAGCGCCAGACTACAGAAAAGAATTTGAGCAACTCGTAAAAGATTTCAATGTTCGAGTTGGAGAGAATCAAGAGTTAATAAATAAGAACGTGGATCAGCAGATTCGTAGATTGTCGAGTTTTGCCGGAGGTGGTGGTTCATATAAGATACTAGATAATGCAGATGTTGAAAAAACAAATCTATTGTCCGTTACAGGCGATAGTATACTGATATACGATCCCATAAAGAAATTGTTTGTGGTCGAAAGTTTCGCAGATATCGTAGATAGGATTAGAACTGACGTGGAAACACAATATAACAGACTGATAGATGTAGTCTCTAACATAACTTACATAGGTGAGGCATTGCCAGGGACTGCGACTTCTGGATCAACATGGAGAATTAAGCGCGTTGAAGAAGTAGTTAACGATATAAACATACTATGGGCAGATGGAACTGCAGACTTTACCAAGGTGTGGGACAATAGACTGTCTTTGTCATATTCATAGGTGTTAGATGGCATATTCTGATGACATCGAGGCTCTTATTCCAGTCGCAAGGTATTCCCTTGATGGAAACGCTGACGACGTAGCCAACGCCAACAACGGGATTGATGGTAATGAGTCTGGTGGTAATTTCAGCGGGCCCGCAATTTGCGAAGATGTTACAAACTCCTATCGAACAACCGGCATCAATAATCGAATTGTTCTCCCAGACGACGCATTGATTAACAGTTCCAACGTTGCAAATAAAGCAGTTTGTGGGTGGTTCTCCACAACGGGCATTCAGAATCCCCCGAAAAACATATATGGTGAAGGAAATGCGACACAATCATTTCGTTTCGTGTTGGGTTGGGGAAACAATCTAGTATTCGAGGTTGACAGCGCATCTTTCACTCTGCAGATATTCGGTGATACTCCTCTGGAAATTAATAGACCGTATCACTTGACTCTAGTATTCGAAGGCAATGGCAGTGGAAATATTCTCAGGGCATATCTCGATGGCGTCCTTCAAACAAACGCCGAACCTACTTCCAGACAACCAAATACTGCGACGTTGGCCGCTCGCAGCGGGGGCGAGTTTGGTGATCCTGCTGGAACTGTTGCCGTTGGAGGAACTGCAGTGATTCTACTGGCGCCTATTGATGGCCAGTACAACGAGTGGGCCATGTTCGAAGGAACGAACGCGATATTAACCGGAACTGAGATTCGCGAAGAACTGTTCGAGAAAGGTGCGCTGCC